TGAGAAGCTACACATCCTGTACTTAGATGAGGCAGGCAAGTGGGAGAAGCCTACCGACATACGCGAGTCATGGCGTATCCACAGAACCTGCCTCCTGGTTGGTAGGAAGATTGTAGGGAAGGCTATCGTTGGTAGTACCGTCAATCCCCTAGACAAGGGCGGTAGGCAGTTCAGGGACCTCTATGACTCTAGCAATCCAAACGAACGCAACGAGAACGGACGTACACGTAGCGGATTGTATTCCATGTTCATTCCAGCATACGATGCCCTAGAGGGATTCTTTGATAAGTACGGGTTGCCCGTGGCCGATGACCCGGAGAAACCTATGGTCTCCACCGACGGGGAGCCCCTAATCATAGGGGCTAAGACGTTCCTAAAGAACGAAAGGAAAGCCCTGGTTAATGATTCGTATGAACTCAACGAGGTCATCCGCCAGTTCCCCTTCACAACAGCGGAAGCATTCCGAGATAGCGCCAAAGCATCGCTGTTCAATGTTCAGAAGATATACGAGCAGATACAGTATAACCAAGAGCTATTCCCCAATCCTATAGTAACGGGCAACTTCGTATGGCGCGATGGGGTGAGCGATAGTGAGGTTGTCTTCAGTCCCAGCGTAGAGGGCCGATGGCGCATAGCATGGCTACCTCCATATGAACTTCGCAATAAGGCCCGCCCAGAGAATGTTTGGCTGGGCTGCGGTGGTGTTGACTCCTATGACATTGACGCTACGGTAGATGGCCGCGGTTCTAAGGGCGCATGCCATCTATTCAACAAGTTTAACATGGCACACCCCAGCAATATGTTTGTTGCTGAGTATGCCTCTCGTCCTCCCCTTGCTAAGATATTCTATGAGGATGTCCTGATGGCTGCCAAGTATTACGGATATCCAATTCTTATAGAGAATAACAAGTACGGTATTGCCAGATATTTTGAATCACGAGGATATCAAGACTGGCTACTAGACAGGCCCGAGCATCTAGGCTCTGGGTTCGGAACCAAGACAAAGACAAAAGGTATACCATCAAACTCTCAGGACGTTATCCAAGCGCATGCCCAAGCAATAGAAGCATACATACATGCACACGTAGGTCTCAATGAAGAGACGCTAGAGCACGGCAAGATGTATCTAGATAGAACATTAGAAGATTGGATTAACTTTAAAGTAGATGACCGAACAAAGTATGACTTATCTATATCTAGCGGACTAGCATTATTAGCAGCGCAGGGACATAAGCCAGAAAAAGAAAGAACAGACTTCAACGTGAAGAAATTCTTTAGAAAGGGTCAGATAATTCTACGCTAATAATATGAAGTATATTTGCGGTATAGCCCACCTTGAGTATGGACAATCAATACATTAAGGGTCAATCCTCCTTTCCTGACCCATTAGTAGGCGTTGAGGAGAAAGTGTCGCAAGCATACGGCCTGCAATATGCAAAGGCCATGTTTGCGCAATGGGTAGGAAGTGACTATCAAAACTCTTTGTACGGACGACGCAACAGCGAATTTGAACGCTGTCGTGATTACGCACAAGGAACGCAAGACACTTCTATCTATCGTCAGATTCTAAACTCTTTAGACAACAACAACGGCGATGGAACGCTCCTCACCCTTGACTACACTCCTGTGCCTATTGTGCCCAAGTTTGTAAAGATTGTTGTAAACAAGATTTTGTCTCGCGCACCGTATCCACAAATAGAGGCGATTGACCCGGTCTCCAGGACGGAGAAAGACAAAAAGAAAAATGCAACGGTTCTGAAAATTCAAAACAAGGACATGATTGCCGAAGCGCAATCACTTGGCCTTCAGGTTGATACAGACCCAAATGCTCTTCCAGATACTCCAGAAGAAACTGAAATCTTCCTGGATACAAATATCAAAACGGACGCAGAGATTGCTGCGCAGATTGCTACGGAGATGACCTTGAAGTGGAATGACTTCAATGATTCCATCTACCGACGTTGCGTAGAGGATGTCGCTGTCCTTGGCATGGGTATCGCTCGCCGCACTAACGACCCCAACTACGGAATCAAAGAGGAGTACGTAGACCCTAAGATGTTCATCCACAACTACACGGATGACCCCAACTTTACTGAGTTAACATACGCCGGGCATTTCCGATACATCACAATCATGGACCTCAAGCGCATAGCTGGTGACCAGTTCACCGAAGCGCAGTACGAGCAGATTGCCAAAACGGTCATGAACAAGTATGGGAATCAGCCAGACCAGTTCTCTGTGGAGAACAACGGTTATGGCCGACCCGGCACTCGCTATCGTCAGGGCTATGACCAATACAAGGTGGAGGTCATGGACTTTGAATTCATGAGCGTAGACAACATCATCTTCGAGAAGAAGGAGTCTGCCTACGGTAACATTGGATTCTACTATAAGGGCAATGAGTACAATGCTCCCCAGCAATCTGTCTATGACCGCGAGGCTGTGTACATGGCGAATGCTACGGTATATGGAGGCTCGTACATTGTTGGAACGGAATTCATGTACAACTACGGACCCAAGAAAAACCTACCAAAGAATGTACACGATATCAGTCGTGCACGTCTTTCGTACAGCGTAGTGGCTACCAACATCCGCGGCATGATTCCCAAGTCAATGGTCTCTTCCGTCATCGGCTTTGCGGACATGTTGCAAATCACGCACCTGAAGATTCAGCAGTCCATTGCCAAGGCCAAGCCTGATGGTCTTATCATTGACATCGAAGGACTAGAGAACGTTCAGTTAGGACGAGGAGGGGAACTCCAGCCTTTGGAGATTCAAGACATTTACGAACAGACTGGTATCTTCTATTACCGTTCTAAGAACCCCGATGGCGGATTCCAGAACCCGCCTGTTCGTGAGATTGGCAACCGCATCCGCAACATTGAGGAACTAGTAGGTTTATACAACCACTACCTGCGTATGATTCGCGATGCTACGGGTATCAACGAGGCTATGGACGGAACAACCCCCAAGGGAGATGCCCTTGTTGGTGTTCGTGAGCAAGCCATTGCTGCGGGCAACAATGCCATCTATGACATCACCCATGCCGCACAGGTACTCTACAAGAAGGTGTGTGATGATATCGTTCGCTGTTTGCAGATTATTCCAGCGGAGAGCATTCTATATCGCATCTACTCCAATGCCATTGGAGAAACGAACATGGCTGTTCTATCCTCTTTTGAAAACCTAGGCATGTACAACTTTGGTGTCATGGTTGTCACGGAGATGAATGACATGGACAAGCAGTACTTGGAGCAGAACATCCAGATTGCTTTAGGCCAGAAAGAGATTGACCTTGAAGATGCTATTGCTATCCGTCAGATTAAGGACGTAGAGCAGGCAGAGCGTTTATTGGTTATCCGACGTAAGAAGCGTATCAAACAGCAGCAGGAGCAAATGGCACAGCAAGCGCAGTTCCAAGCGCAAGCAAATGCCCAGGCAGCACAGGTGGCAGCCCAGTCAGATATGCAGAAGGAGCAGCTCAAGGCGCAGCTCGAAGCTCAGCGCCTACAGATGGAAGGACAAATCAAAGCACAACTTTTGGAGATGGAATACAACTTCAAGATACAGATTGAGCAGATGCGTGGTCAGTTTGGCGTAGCCGAGCAGCAGATTGAAAGCGGAGTTAAAATGCAGGCGGAAACCGAGAAGGAAAACCGCAAGGATTTCCGTATTGAAAAGCAGGCTATGGCTCAGAGCAAACTAATATCACAGCGCAAGGGAGAACGCCCACCGCTTGACCAGTCTCTATCTGCGGCTCTCACCGGTATTTAAAATATCCTACTTAACTATTTTTGTGGTGCATAGCATTGCACTTTGACCTTTAACTTTTTATTTGGCTATGTCTTATACGAATCTGAACAACCCCGCTAACTACCAACTACAATCGTTTGGTCAGGACGGGATGCGTACCATCTCCACAACTCAAGCATATGTTGAGGGAGAGTACTACCGCGTACTTGTTGCTACTGAAGACTCTACGGTGAGCGCTACCAGTATGGTAGGCGATGACCTCGTGGAGGTTGATGTGTTTGCAGGAACGACCATCTACGGACTTTTTACGGCTGTTAGCGTCTCTTTGGGAGAGGTTACGGCATACTTGGCGGGGCGCACGGACATTGATGACGTATGGGCATATATCAGAGCGTATGGCGAGGCTAATGGTGCTGTCATTGAAGGGGAGGATTGCGCTAAGGCGGCTATCTCTCCGTTGTTAGATAAGTACTATGCACAAGCCAGCTTGGTGATGGTTCCAAGCCTGTATAAGACAAGCATTGTATATTCTGAGCGTCCTCTATCTACGGACGGTCAACTCACCTTCACCCGTAACTCTAATGCTACGCGAGTAAATGCGGACGGCCTTATTGAAAAGGTGCGGACTAACCTAATCCTTCAGTCAAACACCTTTGACACGACTTGGACTCTATCAAACGCAAGTGTTACTGGCGGTCAAAGCGGATATGATGGTTCAAACAATGCTTGGCTTTTTGAAACAACTGTTGCGGGTGCGGCAGTTCAACAAGCATTCACATCAACGGGAGTATTGACTTATAGTGTCTATGCAAAGGCTGGAAGTGTAAATGGTATTAGATTAAGAATCGATGCCGCTT